TTTACCTATGTAGTTATTAATTTGTGAAGCCATTATGACCTAATAATCAGGTCTGTCTAATACCAATGTGGTCTATAAACTCTATTTGTTATGCTTTATTGGTAGTTGCAATGGGTTCTTGGATATGCTGGGGCTTCTATAGGGTACTATAGTGACTCACACTCTCAACACTTTGTCAATAGTTTTTCTCAAGTTTTTCTCAAGTTTTCTTTTGACTTCTCAAGTAAACTGTGGTAGCGCGACAGCCCCAAGGCCAACCATAGAATGCTTGAGAATGCAAGTGAATTATTCTCAAGTTGTCTTGAGTATCTTTCACTTGACAAACTCAAGGCGGTGGGGTAAACTTGAGGGCCGGGGGAGGGCTGACGCTGTGTGCTATTATTGTAGTACCTGCTCATATACAAAATAAGCCAAAATTAGGTTAAATTGACCAATAGTTAGTACTCACTAACCTTTTGTATCCAAAAGAAAACTCAAATTTACCAAAAGACCACTAAAAGGAGTCATTTATTTTCTAATAATACAAAATAATCCTTGACTTTTAGACAAAAGTATGCTATAATCAAAAAGTATTCTTAGGAACTAAGGTAAATACTTTATGGATCAACCTAAAAGAAAAAGAGGTAGGCCAAAGAAAGGAGAAGTAGTCTCTAAAACCGCTGGGAACAGAGGTAAAGTTGGGCGTCCTAAAGGTGACGCTAGTATTATTAATGAATATAAGGCTAGAATGCTTGCTTCACCTAAATCTAACAAGGTTCTGGATAGTATCTTTAATGCTGCTCTTAACGATGACCATAAAAACCAAGCAGCAGCATGGAAACTGGTTATGGATAGAATGTTACCTTTAAGTTATTTTGAAAAGGATTCTGCTGGTGGTAGACAAGCTGTCTCAATTACTATCTCAGGTGTTAATCAAGTTTCCACTACTGTCTCTGACCCAAGTGAGAATAATACAATCGAGGGAGAATTCACAGAAAGTGACATATAAATACTTCAAGATAGAAGACTTTGATTGTCAAGAGACTGGTGAGAATAAGATAGACCCTGAGTTTGTCAGGAAGCTGGATGAGCTAAGGGAAGCCTGTGGTTTTCCCTTTGTAATCACCAGTGGCTATAGGTCTCCTAAGCATTCTATAGAAGCTAAGAAGACTAGACCGGGAACACATAGTCAAGGTATAGCTGCTGACATTAGGGTCAATGGTGGCGCTCAGCGTCATAAGATTATTAAGGCTGCTATGATTATGGGATTTAACGGTATAGGTGTCGCTAAGAGCTTTGTGCATGTGGACACTAGAGACTCTGAGTCTGTTGTGTGGTCTTATTAATGTGTTTGGGTTATGGGAACTTTAAGGGTTTATGACTGACCTAAACATAGAGCTACTCCCTTGGCAGCAGGACGTATGGAATGACGATACAAGGTTTAAGATTGTCGCTGCGGGTAGACGTACAGGTAAGTCAAGGCTAGCGGCGTGGCTGCTGATTGTCAGGGCATTAAGTGCTGGCAAAGGGCATGTCTTCTATGTTGCTCCAACACAGGGGCAAGCTAGGGACATCATGTGGCAGACTATACTAGAGTTGGGTAATCCAGTGATAGTGTCTAGTCATATTAACAATTTACAGATTAAGCTCATCAATGGTGCAACTATATCATTGAAAGGAGCAGATAGGCCAGAGACTATGCGAGGTGTGTCCTTGAAGTTTCTGGTCATGGACGAATACGCAGACATGAAGCCTGAAGTATTTGAGCAGATTCTCAGGCCAGCCTTAGCTGACCAAAAGGGAGATGCGTTGTTTATTGGTACGCCAATGGGACGTAATCACTTTTATGAGTTGTACCAGTACGCTGAGTTAGATGATGACCCAACGTACAAAGCGTGGCACTTTACAAGCTATGATAATCCACTGTTAGACCCAGACGAGATTAACGTAGCTAAAAAGAGTATGTCAAGCTATGCGTTTAGACAAGAATTTATGGCGTCTTTTGAAGCCAGAGGTTCTGAGATGTTTAAGGAGGATTGGGTTAAGTTCGGTGAGTCTCCAACTGAAGGTGACTACTACATAGCCATTGACTTAGCTGGTTTTGAGGAAGTCAATAAGCAACGAACCAAGAACACTAAACTAGACGAGACAGCCATAGCAGTAGTGAAGGTCAATGACAATGGGCATTGGCATGTGGAAAACATAGTACATGGTCGCTGGGAGTTGTCTGAGACAGCCAGAAAGATCTTTGAGGTTGTCAGGGACTACAGGCCAGTGGGGATAGGGATAGAGAAAGGTATCGCTAGACAGGCTGTTATGTCCCCCTTGACGGACATGATGAAACGATACGGCATGTTCTTTAGGGTTGATGAGTTGACCCACGGGAACAAAAAGAAGACTGATAGGGTCATGTGGGCGCTACAGGGCAGGTTTGAAAATGGGTTTATAACCCTAAGCAAAGGTGAATGGAACAGTAGATTCCTAGACCAGTTGTTCCAATTCCCTGACCCATTGACACATGATGACCTTGTGGACGCTTTAGCTTACATAGACCAGTTGGCTAAGATAGCGTACACATACGACTTTGAAATAGATGACTATGAAGTTTTGGACACAGTAACGGGGTACTAATGGCTGTAAAAAAATCAAAAGTAAATGAAGCTGGAAACTATACAAAGCCCACTATGCGTAAAAACTTATTCAACAAGATTAAGGCAGGTGGCAAAGGTGGAAAACCCGGTCAATGGTCAGCCCGTAAAGCCCAGATGCTTGCCAAAGAGTATAAATCCAAAGGTGGTGGTTACAAATGAGTAACCTAAAGAAACCACAGAAGTCCCTAAAAAAGTGGACAAAACAAAAGTGGAGAACAAAGTCAGGTAAGCCTAGCACTCAAGGCTCAAAAGCCACAGGAGAGCGTTACTTGCCTGAGAAAGCTATAAAGTCATTGTCTTCCAAAGAGTACGCTGCGACAACCCGAAAGAAAAGAAAAGATACAGCAGCGGGGAAACAGCATAGCTCTCAACCTAAAAAGATAGCTAAGAAAACAAAAAAATCACGTAAGGTATAACTATGGAATACGGTGACAATGACACTCTTGCTACTGAGCAGCGTGTTGAAGATTGGGTAATAGACAAATGCAACACTTGGCGTGACCATTACGAAGCTAACTACGCAGCCAAGTACGAAGAATACTATAGACTCTGGCGTGGTATCTGGGCATCACAGGACTCAGACCGCGAGAGTGAACGAAGCCGTATAATTAGTCCTGCATTGCAGCAGGCTGTAGAATCTAGTGTTGCTGAGATTGAGGAAGCCACGTTTGGTCGTGGGACTTACTTTACAATCTCTGATGACATGGATGACCAAGATAGTCAGGATATTGTATACCTGAGAACCAAACTCCACGCTGACTTTGAAAAAACAAAGCTAAGACAGTCTGTAGGAGAGTGCCTTATCAACTCAGCCGTATTCGGCACAGGAGTTGCAGAGGTAGTGCTTGAGGAAGTCAAAGAGATGGCACCCGCTACTCAGCCCATCATGGGTGGTGAGTTGACAGCAGTAGGCGTTAATGTGACTGACCGTACAGTGGTCAAACTGCGACCCGTCCTTCCTCAAAACTTTCTCATTGACCCCATAGCCACTGATGTAGAAAGTGCGCTAGGCTGTGCGGTTGATGAGTTTGTCTCTAGGCATCTTGTAGAGGAGCTACAGGAAGCTGGCGTCTATAGGGACGTATATGTCGGTAATGCTGCGTCTGACTACGAACTAGAACCTGACCAAGAGTTAGCTAGTTTCGATGAGGACAAAGTACGTCTGACTAAATACTATGGTAAAGTACCTCGCCATCTTCTGATGAAGACTGAGCAGGAAATGCTGCTTGAGGACGATGAGGACATTGCTGAAATACAGTCTCTGACTCCTGAAGGTGAGGAGGAAGAAGAAGAAGCTAATCAAGGCTACTACGTGGAAGCAATTATTGTTATTGCTAACGGTGGTGTACTTTTGAAAGCTGAAGAAAACCCCTACATGATGCAAGACCGTCCTATCGTAGCTTTCCCTTGGGATGTTGTACCGGGGCGATTCTGGGGTCGTGGTGTTTGTGAGAAAGGCTATAACAGCCAAAAGGCGCTTGATACAGAGCTTCGCGCACGTATTGACGCCCTATCCCTTACTGTACACCCAATGCTCGCTATGGACGCCACACGGCTTCCTAGAGGGTCTAGGCCACAAGTTCGTCCGGGTAAGATTATTCTAACCAATGGCGACCCAC